GAATTAGGGGAAGCAAGAATGGAAAAGGATTCCGTATCTGCCGACATGGGAACATTTGCCAAGTCTATCAAGAGTTTTCTTAAGACTTGTGTGAATTGGGGTAAGCTCACAAAGACTACTATCGTTTTAACTAATGAAGTGTATGATAACCCCAATGAAATGTATCCTTCCTTGGAGAAGAACATGCCGGGAGGTCGTGCTGCTGTATATAAACCATCAGTAACGGTTCAATTGGCAAGACGACCAATGAAAGATGATGAAGGTAAAACTATTGATAAGACATTAGCTGCTGGTCAGAAGAACTTCTCAGGTGTTATTCTTAGATGTTTGACAGTTAAGAATAGATTTGTTAAACAATTCCTTGAAGTTGAACTCTATCTCTCCTTTGCATCTGGTTTAGATAAACATTATGGGTTATTGGAACTGATGAAAGGTATGGGAGTAGCTATTCTGGATGGCAAGACTTATAAAGACTTCGAGGGTAATTCTTTGGGTTATTATAAGAACTGGCGAAAGGATAAAGCGGTGTGGGATAGACTCTTACCAGAACTCGAAAAGAAAATCCAAGAGGAGTGGAAATATTCCAACGAGGAAATTCCAGACGAGGAAGATTATGATGAGTCAGATGATGAATCTGAAATTGAGGATACTCCTTTAGAAAAACTTAAAAAGATGAAGAATAAAGTTTCTGCTAAACTTGATAAGATCGAAGAAGAGATTC